CTGGTCCACCAACGCCCGCAGCAGCAGGATCACCAGCACCATCAGGCTGATCCTTAATAGGCATGTTAGGGTTACGAAGCATGTTTGCCTGAGGATCAGGATGTGGTTTGTAACCCAGTTTGGGTCGAAGCTCGTTTGCCGTAAGTACCTCGTTACGAATCAGCTTATCGGCGATCTCAGCAATCTGAGAAAGCGGAAGGAGCTGGAATGGATCCCAGAACTTCATGATAGCCTGACCCTGAGTTCGTGCCGTTTTGGTCAAGAAAGATCGATGCATGGCTTGGCGAACCGCATTGTTCAAAGGAGCAATAGTTCGGTTCATATAGTTCAACATCGTCTTCTCATCGGCCGAACCGTTCATGATCTCAGGAGTAAGACCCAGCTGAGTGTAAAGCAGCTGAATAAGATACTCGATCTGAGACATCAAGCTGTTTTCAAGAGGTCTATTAAGCTGAATTACCTTTTCGGTCTGATCGATGTACCCAATTCCAAGAGAACTATTTTCGAGTTGACTTTCAAGAAGCTTATGCCTTTCTTCAGCCTGACGAATCTTCGTCTCTCCACGAACGGTGTAAGGAAGCTGAATGATCATGTCTAGCTTACCACTGGCCGAAGCCTCGTCTACCGTGTCGAGGATCGCCAACTTGCGAACTAGGCGTTGAACCACCGAAGCCCCGTCGTTCATGACAGAATAGAACGGATTATAAACACAAGCTACGAAATCTTTAGGCAGAGTAAGAGGGAATCTCTCTCCAACGTTCTCATCATACACATTGACTCGAACGTGTTTAGGATAGAAGTTCAGAATCTCGCCTACGCGAAGATTTTGAACATCCCAACCGCCACTGACATCTGGATTTATAGTTGTGTCTGTAGGCACGATGGCGATGTATCCATTGTCGAACAAAGAAATGTACACATCGAGGAAGAAGGCAATAGACGCCTGGTCAATATTTGCACTGACAGAAAGACACTCGTTCAAGTTGCTCTTGATTGTCTCTTTGTACTGCTCATCATCGTCAAGACGCACGTGTCGAAACTCAACATTCGCAGCATCGACTGCCATACGAGTGTAAATGGCCGTAAGAATGGTTTTGTCGTTCGCGTGTCGCATCTTCGACGATCCATTATTGAAACCCGAACTTGCGCCGTAGAATCTACTGAAGTTCTGTTCTCGAGCAATAGTTGCATCTTGACGATCCGATACAAACGCATTCCAGGCGTGTCGGAGCTGAGCTCCTAGTCGCATTCGTGCCATGAGTCACCTCCTTCCTGTCTCATTCGAACATCTCCTTGTTGAGTTTCCAAGCTACCAAAGCGTCCATGAGTGCAGAAACGTTGTCGATCTTCTCGTCATAGCGCTTCTTCATGAGCTTTCTGTTGTAGTTCGTGTCTTCCTCAACGACAGCATTACCCATGCAGTACTGCATGAGCATTTCGTCGAACAGAAGGAGACGTTCTTCGGCCAGGTCTTTGATCTCGCCAAGAGGAATAGATTCAGTTCGAGCACCCTGTGCTACTTTCTCTACACCAAATGGACCGTTTCGCTGAATCCATTTCTCGACAAACGCTGTTGCGCCATACGGGTCATATCCAAACGATCGAACATCATAGTCGCACTCAAGGATGTGCTTCTCTAGATCGTCATAAATTTCACCATCGATATCCAGCATAGTTCCGTTCATCACATGCAGAGACTTCTCCTCGATGAACTGTTCATACTGAACTCTAGTAGCGCTGGGGACCTTAGCCATCGTTCTTTCGCTAATGTAAGAACGAACCTTCACCCCAAACTTTCCATTTGAAAGTGGGAACAGGAAAGTAAAAGCACAGAAGTCATCGCCCTGAGAAAGGTCGGCACCCATAGAGCAAGGCAAACCCCAGAACTTTCTCTTTCGATGAGGCTCTGTTTCTTCATAAGTGAAGAAGTAAGTAAGACCAGCACGAGGAATTCCAAAGCGTTTGGCGAGAATATCGTTCTGCTGAGAAGGAACCTTCTCGATTCGCTCAACCGCTTTGCTATAAGTCGAATAGGAAACAGTCTTCCCAATGTTTGGCTGCGCCTTAATCCACATGTCTGGGTTCTTGACTTCTTCAAGCTCGTCGAGTTTATAGTGCCAAATCGAAACCTCAGGAGCAACATACTCCCCACGAAGAATATCCTGCAACATCATTTTGATCGTGTCGCCGGGTCCATTACGAGTTGTGCCTTCAGAACTAACCGCGACAATCAACCAGTCTTTGACTTTCGATGCGCCCTGCTCGATAGCTTCGATGACATCCTCACGAATATCGCTTGAAAGCCACTCATCGACCGTGTTGTATTTCGACCGAAGACCCTGAAGCTTGTCCACAGACATTGGACGAACTTCAAGTAGAGAACCCGTCAGAAAATTCTCTACACCCTTCTTAGTTGGAACGAGCTTCTGTCTAAGAGCTCTAGGTCCTGTCGTGTTCTGTAAAGATCCTTCAGTAAGAAGCTGAAAGTAAGGTCCTCGCGCGCGTGTAATGGACGTACGAATTGGTCCGATAATTTCTTCAGCCTGCTTCATTGTTGGAGCTGTAGTCACTTGATGAGTCGTTGCTTTGTCCACATTCAAACCATAAGATTGAATACAGGACTCATAAAGAGACTTCGCAGCACCTCGAGCGACAATGAGATACTGTTTGTTGATGAGACGATGCTTGATTCTCCTCTTTTCCCAATGCCCACCCTTGCCGTCAGGATTCTCTACGTACTCTTCACCATCTTCAAAGTAGTACCAACCAAAGATCTGCTCAGCCCACACTTTAAATGTGTCGAGAAGAACCAATGGAGATCCATCAGTAAGAGTAAGCTCGTCTTCACAGTATCTAACAAATCCCTCAACCTTAAAAGGATCGTAGTAGACGCGGGGGCTAGCGATGAGTGCTTCAATGCGTTGCATCTCCTGAAGAATCTCTCGGCAAACCGGAAGATCCCCGGACATGACCTGCTCACGGAACTCGCCATAGTAAATAGGCGTGGCCCTGTTATCCAAACTCATCGCTAACCCTCCCTCCTACTTCTTCTTCGGCTTAAGACGAGAAGCAACTTCGGTAATCCCCTTACCCAGAGCCGGATTAGTGTCGCTTACCTTAACTCCAGCCTGTTTAAGTGCTGCTTCAATTGCAACGTCAATTGCCTTGTTGGCTACTCGATCAAACTGTCGAGAAGTCTGTTTTTTGACAAACGACTTGATAAAGCCATCAGCCTTAGCCTTGTCCTGAGCCGACATCTTAGCCAAAGATCGTTCAAGATCATCCTGAAGCTGAAGACGTCGAGTAAAGTCCTGAATGTCTCTATTAGACAAGGATTTCGTTCCGCCCGTTGCAAGTTTGCTAGCAATTCGATCTTGAACTATCTGATCAGCAGAGCTCTGTCGAGGCTTAAGATTAGATTCTCGAGCTGCCGTCAGATCCATTGCTTTCGTGCCGGTGAGCTTATCCTTCAACGACCTCTTGACAAGCCCTGTAGAGGGGTCTCTAGGCCGTCTGACACCCCATTTCTGGCCCTTGACTCCATGGTGTTTAGCGTCATTGATCGTCGATTCAACCACAGCACTCATACTGTCGTGTTTGAGCATGTTGTCTGTAAGAAACTGCGACATTTCAGCAACGCTGTCACCAAAGGAACTGAGCGGATATTCAATTCGTTCATCGTTCCACCACACAGCTAGACGATCAAACTGAATCCGGAAGATAGACCCCATGAGAGAACGAAGCACTACCTCCTCTGTGAAATCAGGAAAACCCAAAGTCACATGTGGAATGAAATTAGGATGCTGCGCGTTGTTCGAAAGATAGTCTTTAACTTTCGGATTCATCATAAATAGATTCCGAATTTGAGAAAGATTCCTATCAGACAACATCGCTACCAATGCTGGAGGATTATCTGAACCGAGCCGTTGAACATCTCTTACAATTTCTGAGAAGAACGACACAACACTTGCCGCCTGTGCTGCTGAGTCTGTAAGAGTCTGTTTTGCATCTGCAGGAAGAGACGAGGTCTCTCCAAAGAACAGTAGCGTTGCGTGTTTCTCTTCATCGCCAACTAGACGAATAGGATCCAAAGGCGCAGGAAGCGCCACGATTGCTGCTTTTGTGTCTGCCATGGTGCCTCCTTTCTAGCCCCAAACGGAAATGTGACGATCTTTCAACGTAACTGCCGCGAACGATCCCTGCGCATTGAACTTAAGAGCGATGGTTTTAGACCCACCAGAAGCAAAGACCAAAGGGATCATAGGAATATGAGCCGAGTAGTTGTTCCCGTCATCCACAGCAGCCATGCTTCCTGCAGCAGCACTAGGCCATAGCTGACTTCCAGAAGCATCCGAAATCACAAGACGGTTTGAGTGAGTACCATTCCAGCTCGCGAAACCAGAAACGTAAACGGTCTGAGCTTGATCAAGCGTGAAAGTTACTGTAAGAATAACCGAGTTAGTTCCCGTGTCCAAAGCGCCAGTAGACACTGAGGTTGCCAAAGATGCTTGTCCCAGAAGACGCATAATTTGAGCAATCGTACCGGCAGAAGATTTCATCTTCGGCAGATGATCGCTTGAGTCTACATACACTCTCTGACGACCCGAAGATGGGCTGGCGGGTGCTGCTTCTTCAACCAAATCCAGATCAGGAACACGAGGATGACCCGTAAACGCAGGACTAGCTAGTGGAGCAACATCTGTCCACGCAGTATTGTAGTCCGTTCCATCAATCTTCGTAGGAGCTTGACCGGCGCTTCCTCCTGTTGGAAGTCCAGGCCCCGCAGGTCCCGTAGCACCCGTTGCGCCAGTCGCTCCGGTGGCACCAGTTGCTCCCGTAGGTCCAGTAGCTCCCGTAGCACCTGTCGGACCGAGAAGACTACCTTGGACAGAACCCCACGCACCAGACGTCTTCGGGCCGTAGTAATCACCGTTCGAACGAAGATAGTAATCACCGTCGGCTCCTAGTCCGCTTGCAGGAACACCAGATCCTGTATACCATTTTGATCCGGCAGCCCCGGCAGGGCCTGTTGGACCCGTAGCACCATCAGCCCCAGCAGGACCGGCCGGACCAGTAGCGCCAGTCGGTCCCGCGGGACCTGTATCTCCTGTGTCACCTTTAGGACCTGCTGGTCCTACATCTCCAGTGTCGCCTTTAGGACCAGCAGGTCCAGTAGCACCCGTAGGTCCTTGGGGTCCAGTCGGACCAGTAGGACCTTGGTCTCCTGTATCTCCCTTCGGACCTGGAGCTCCATCAGCGCCATCAACGCCATCTGCTCCATCAGCTCCAGGCGGTCCAGCCGGTCCCGTATCTCCTGGGGGACCGGCAG